TTTTCCATCTATTATATATAATATAACTAAATAGAATGGAAGATTAAACTATTTATTAAGATATGAATACTAAATTACCAATTACTCGTTTAGGTAAATTCTTCTCACAGGACGACTTTGATATTAACATTCAGATGGGTCAGGAGTATCTACACGGAGATTTAAATATGAAATTGGTCTTATATCGTGTTGATAGACAAAAGACCGATAATGACGATGTATATGCTGAATCGGGTATGGATGAAATTAGATATTTTCCTCCCGTTGAGTTCAACGCTTTAGTAAAAATTGATGAACCCAAAAACTCAACATACACTAAAGGTCTTATGAGATACAATGAACCTGGTAATTTAACATTATCAGTTTATATTACTCATTTACAAGAATTGGGAATTGACATTAGATATGGTGATTATATTGGTTATGCAGATTCTGAAGAAAGATTAAGATATTATACCGTTACAAATGACGGTAGAGTAACATCAGATAATAAACATAAAATGTTTGGGTACAAACCTCACTATAGAACTATAGTTTGTGCCCCAACACAAGAAGGTGAATTTAGAGGAGTTTAATATATGGGAGTACCTAAAAGAAAAAATAACATTAATGTTTACGGTGGTAAAGACACTTACTACGGTCAAGATGTTGTGGAAAATAGACAAAGTTTATTAGATAAGATTACTAAATCTGATTCTTTTTTACCTGATTCCATTTTACACGATGATTTGGATAAAGGAATGTTAGAATATGTTAAAGAAAAATTCAAAGTGGTTAGTGATGGTACTCAAATACCTGTTATTGATAAAATATTAACTATTCAAAGGTGGGGTGAGTTTACAAATAATTGGGAGTTTTCTGATGCGGATGGTAATGTTAAATTACCTTTTATTGCAATTATCAGAAAACCAGATGTTCAATATGGAACAAATCCATCAATACAAAGAACAGTCCCTGATAGATATCAATTTCATTATGCTACGGTTCCAACATGGAATGGTAACCAAATGGGTGCCGACATTTATAAAATACCTCAACCCATACCTTGTGATATTACTTTTGATGTAACAATTATCTGTAATAAGTTTAGGGATTTAAACAAATTAAATAAAATAGTATTACAACATTTTTCATCTCGACAAGATTATACACAAATTAAAGGTCATTATATTCCAATTGTTTTAGACTCTATTGAAGATAATACACCAATGGAAACTTTAGATGGTCGTAGATTCTATGTACAAAATTATAAATTCACTATGTTAGGTATTTTAATTGATAGTGACGAGTTTGAAGTAAAACCAGCAATAAGTCGTGCTTTTTTGGTTAACGAATCGATGGCAGGTGGAACATCATTAAATAAACGATATATTAGTAAATCTATTGATATTGTAATTTCAACCATAGTTGCAGATAGAAATCAATCGGTTTTCACCGTAGGTGAAAATATTACAGTTTTATTTAATGTTGCAATTAATGGTATTGTACAAGAAAAAAATGTTCATTATAGACATTTAGGAGGAACATCAAATATTATTTTTGATTTAGCGGGACAACCTTCATATAAAGATGTTATAACAATAAGTTATTATAAAGGTAAGAATAATAAGATGTATGATCAGTTTGGTAATGAATTACAAGTTGGTCGTGAAAGTTTTACTTACAATACTCAAAACTTGACATTTACATTATCTCAAAATGCTAACACTATTATTAGTGTAACAACAAATGGATTGGTGGAATATGGTGATGATAACTATATTTTGTCAAATAAAAATACAATTGAATTAACAGGTACACCTGTTTATGGGTCTAAAATTGATATTGTATATCTTTATTAATCGTCTCCGTAAATGTCCTTCTTTTTAGGTTTACAAAGATCTTCTATATGTTTTTCTAAAACTTTATAGATTTTTAATCCGTTTTTATCACAGTAATTTTTCAACATTTCGTGATGTTTCTCACTTATTTTAACATTTTTTTGAGTGTTTTCCATATAAAAGATATTAAAAGATAAATAACTATCTTTTTAAAAAAAGTTGGGAAATCTTTGATAAAAACAAAGATATTTATAAGATAAGTAATAAAATTAATTAACCAAACAAAAATCAATGGCAAGTAATAACAGAGTTTTCGTATCTCCGGGTGTTTATACATCAGAGGTCGATTTAACATTTGTAGCACAAAGTGTAGGTGTTACAACATTAGGTTTATCAGGTGAGGCTTTACAAGGTCCAGCTTTTGAACCAATATTAGTATCTGATTTTGACACATTCAAATTGTATTTTGGTGGTACATCTCCTGAGAAATTCGGTGACGGTAACCCAAAATATGAATTACCTTATGTTGCAAAATCTTATTTACAAGAATCAAATCAATTATTCGTAACAAGAGTCTTAGGATTAACAGGATATCTACCATATAAAACATTTGGTATTAAAACTATCGGTGGTATTAATGTAGAGGATAATATAATTACAGGTTCACCAAGATATGGTGCAACAACATTTACGGGAATTACACCGACAATAAATCAAATTGATGATAATGCGGTTTTCTACGGACATTTGTCAGGTAAAACTGCATTTGACTGAACTTTAATTACTGATTATATTGTAAAAAACTTTAGTGGATTTACAAATTCAGATGCTGGTAAGTGGTTTACAATGGGACCAATACCTTCAACGGATTCATTACCAATTGGAGAAGAATTAGTTTCTCCATTGACAGGAAAATTAACAGCAGATAATTTTAATAATAAAGAATGGTATAATGTTTTATTTAGTTTATCTAATTTAAATGATCATACTACAGTTGATGGTGTTTTTTCATATATATTTGAATGGAATACCGGAACAACTAAATTTGAAGTAACAAGATATAAATGGGATGCAAATCTTTATGAAGATTATGATAATATCGTAGTTGCAGCAATAAGACCAAGAGGTTTTTATAGTGGTCAAACATTAATTCATGAAGTTACAGGTAATACAAGTTTTACTTTATCATCAGTTTCAGGTTATAATATTGGATATAACCCATTAGGGGAATTCAATATTAATGTAACAGGTCATACTGGCGGCGCAAAACAATTTACAGTTTCTTTAGACCCAACAGATTCAAAATATATTACAAAAGTTTTAGGTATGGAGGTGTTCGATAAAGATTATAATAATTATCCTGTTTATGTTAATGAAGTATATCCTAATTATTTAAAAGAAGCATATGGTAGAGGTTACATAAGAGGTATTAGTTTAGTTGCTTCTTATGAAACTGAGGGTAACAATTTCTTACACCAATGGGATACTACAATTTCTCCAATGGTCGTTTCTGAAGTTCGTGGTGGTAAAGTTGATGATTTATTTCAAGTTATTACAATTTCTGATGGAGAGGCCGCTAACTATCAAGTTAAGGTTACAATACAGAATATCAATTTAGATACAATGGAATTTGATTTATTAGTTCGTGATTTCAATGATACCGATGATAATCAAGTTGTATTAGAAAAATACTCAAGATGTTCAATGAATCCAGATATGCCAGGTTATATAGCTAAGAAAATTGGTACTTCTGATGGTGAATATTCTTTGGTTTCTAAAAGAATTATGATAACATTAGCAGACGGAGCACCTATAGATGCGATACCCGCAGGTTTCAAAGGTTTTGGTAATAATAAGAACTTTGGAGTTGATAATGTTACATTAGGTAATATTTTATATAAAACAAAATACAATAACGCAGGTGATGTTGTTTCATATGACTCTACAGGTGTTCCAAATATAGAAGGTGGAGATAAAGTTAGAAAAGTAATGTTAGGTCTTTCTTCAAGTGTTGGTTATGACCAAGATTTATTGAAATTCAAAGGTTCAAGTGGTACAACATTTACAGATGGTTTCCACTTATCAACAAATGCATCTGGAATTACTGGAACAACTTTCCAAACAACTCCATATGATTTTGAAGGTCAATCAGGTGATAATAACCCATTAACAAACATTAATTACCGTAAGTTTACTTTTGCAGTGTATGGTGGTCATGATGGTTGGGATATCTACAGACAAACAAGAACAAATGAAGATGCTTACATATTTGGTAAATCAACATATAAGTCAGGTCACACTATTAATGGAGGTGTATTTTCATCTGTTTTAGCAAATGCAAACTCTGACTATTACGCTTATTTACAAGGTATTATGACATATGCCAATCCTGAAGCAATTGATATTAATGTATTTGCAACTCCAGGTATTAACTTTGATCGTCATAGTTCATTGGTAAATCAAGCTATTGATATGATTGAGACAGATAGAGCGGATTCTTTATATGTGATGAACTCACCTAATATATCAGGTGCGGGATCAACCGATCAAGTTATTGGTTTATTAGATAACGCAGGAATTGATTCAAACTACTCAGCAACATATTGGCCTTGGATTCAAGTAATTGATACCGATAATGCTACACAAATCTATATCCCACCTACAGGTGAGGTTGTAAGAAACATTGCCTTAACTGATAATGTATCTTATCCTTGGTTCGCAGTTGCGGGTTATTCAAGAGGTTTAGTGAAAGCGGTTAAAGCAACCAAAAAATTAACTTTAGACGATAGAGATAATCTTTACAAGAACAGAATTAACCCAATTGCTACTTTCTCTGATACAGGAACCATTATTTGGGGTAACAAAACTCTTCAAGTTAGAGAGTCTGCTTTAGATAGAATTAATGTAAGAAGATTATTATTGAGAGCAAGAAAGTTAATTTCAGCCGTTTCTGTAAGATTA